GGAAAGAGAATGGCTTAACAACATAGTCGCCACTTTCTTCAAATGTACGTTTAGCTAACTCTTCACCAATCTCTGAAAACTGTGTTTCTTCTTTGAGTGTGATTGGATCACCATTCTCAAACTTAATAAGAGCTAAGAAGTTATTTGAACTGACACCTTCTGCTTTTGTTTTACTAATTAACGTTGGTGTTAATTTAAGTCTGTCTGCACCAGGAGCATTCTCGTTATTGAAACCAGAAGAGTTGTCTAATAGTGATGTGTTAGATGAGCTGTTAATAATAGATTCTGAAGTAATAAATCCAATAGACATATCATTTGGACTTGAATTATATCTCAGTACATTGACACCTTGTTGGTTTACCTCAACAAAATGACCTTTTTGATATATTGTACCATCAGAGACATTGACACGTTTTGTTTGTCCAACTGTATCAAACTCTGTGTTACCAGATACATTGAATCCTAATCCAGCAATCTCAAACGAAGCTGTTGAGTTAATTGTACAAGTAACATTAGCACCAGTACCACCAGCTGTGTTAAATGTAATAACAGGTACATCATTGATCTTGAAATCTTGTCCTGCCTTAATTAATGATACTGCTGTGATACCACCAGTACTGTTTGTTGTTACATTAGCACTAGCGTTAATACCACGAGTAGCTGTAAAGATAAGAGTGTCACCATTAGTAAAAGCCGATCCACCATCATTGATAGTAAATGTATTTGATATCTGACCATTGGCTGGATAGAACTTTAATGTCTCACCAGCAACAAATTTAACTTTGTCTGTACCACCAGAATTACCACTATTAACATATCTACCATACAAAGTATTAAGGTCTGGGTTTGTTATTTCAAATCCAGCAGCAGAGTCGATAGTTTGCATTATTAAGTTAGAGGATTCGTGCTGTAAGAAGCCGTTTGCAAATTCAGAAACAGTATACAACGCTGCACCAGTGTCTCTGTCTAATAGTTTAACATATTCTGTGTTTCTTATGTTAAAAGAACAACCCTCAACAATTGATCCTTCTTTAACAACAACATCACCAAACTTTTCAATCTGGTTCTGTAGTATACTTTGAAGCTGTGTTAACTCTCTTGCCTGAATAGGAACAGAAGGTTTGAACAATACTCTGTGATGCTGTGAATCAACATCGTAGTCGTCAAAGTACGGACTTACGTTTAAGTTAGTATCAAGGGTTTTAGACATCTCGTTCCTCTAAAATTTTAACACGAGTTTGACTGTTTCGGTTAAAGTGTTTGATCTCGACACAGCTTCTATATTCTTTAAAAACAATACCTCTCCTGATCCTCTCACAAGATCACCAGGTACTGTAGACTTAAATCTAGCTGTTTGTGATGAAGTACCTCCAGTAACTATATAGGCATTCGCTGCTTCAAAGTCTCCGCGGACTGTTGTCAAAGAAGTGTGTGTAGTGTTACTTTGATATACAACTCCATTTGCTCCACTGGTAGCTTGTGATACAGCTTCGTCTTCAGTGAATACAGAACCAGATACTAAGTTATGTTCAAATTTAGTTGTTTGTTGAAAGTAGTGATAGTTGGCTCTGGCAGAGTCTGAATCGTTTACTCTTACAGCAGTTACGTTTGCAGTTGCTCCTGTTATACTTCCAGTGACATTGGATGACAATAAGAAGATACCTGATGCATTGGTTAAGTTAACTGTTGTGGTGTTTGATGCAACTAATGTACCAGTAGCTCCGGTACCAGTGTCAGTTACTGTTTCGTTTACTTGGAAGTTAGCTGTAGGAGCATCAATTGTTATTCTTGTATTAGCATAGAAAGGATCTTTTATAAGACCTATTGTTCTAAAGTCATTGTCTGTTTGAATATTAGTTGATTCGTTGTTTGCAAAGTTTGTAGATATAATAACATACCTTGCATCTAATTCTGATGCTGGATTATGTGCATGTCCACCAAATGGACCTATCACTGCTCTAACAACTGCAAGATTTGCTGCAGCCATATTGTTTGCTTCAATAGTTACATCAGCATATGTATACTTAGAACCTCGTTGCAATACTTGAATGTTTGCAACTGTATTTGTGCTTGTGTTGATTAGTGCTCTAGCTATTGCATTTGAACCATCACCTTTTATTCTAACTGTAGGTGTGATTTCAAACTTAGAAGTACTATCTGGTGTAGATGAAAATGCTGTGTTAACTGTTACAAATTTACCAGTTGAGTTAGAAACATAATCTGTAATCTCTCTTATCTCACCATTTGAAACACCAGCTGTAAAGTAAATTGAACAATTATTGTAAAAGTCATTGTTACCTGATAGAGTAAATGAACTAGAGTTAATGGAAAACAACATACCATTAGTACCTAATACTACTGATCCATTTGCAAATTCATTATAGTTGTTACCACTATTGGATACAACGTACGCATCCAATGCACCATTTATTGCATTACCAGATGCATTTGCATGAGCTACAACAGGAATATAATTGTTTGATGTGAATTTAGTATATGTAGCAGATGGTATTGTATACATAAACCTCCACTGATATCCATCAGTAGCAGTCTTTAGATATAGTGAATCTAGTGTAGACGATACATCAGAAAACAATGGTTGTGAGTTTGAAACACTATTTCCATTGTTGTCTATACATTTCCATACGTGAAAGTCAGAACCTTCTTGTGTTGATACATAATAAACTTTATCGTTTAATGTTGTATCTTGATCATCATATGGTTGGTAAATGCTACCATTGGACCATGCATTATTGTATATTGCTTGTGATATATCATTAGATGTAACAAGTTTACCAAACAACATTTCATCATATGTCTGGAATAATGAGTTAGCAATAGATGCATTAGGAGTTGGTGTACTACCTTCACTATATGCAGTATGCTTTGTACTAAACACATAGTACATTGTGTTAGAGGCTTCTGTAATAGACTCAGTAAGCTGCTCTGCACTATGAACATTAAACTCTTTGTATACTCTTTCTGTCATACCCTACGCCTGACTTACAGCTGAATTAGCAACTGAAATTGCTGTATTGTTGAACGACTCTACAACAGGTCGACCAAATAGTTTGTATCCAGCTGTATGGATTACTTCTTTTAGAATTCTTTCATACTTATTTAGTTCAAACTCAGACAACACCTCGTATGAGAACTGTTGGAAGAAGTTGTTATCATGTAGGAAAAACTCTTCTCCAAGTACACCACTATCGAGCTTAACATACCCTACACCAATACCTGTGCCATTGGCAACAGCTGTTCCAACAACTGCTTGTGCATTTGATCCTAGTGTAAAGTCTAATATTTCACCGTCTTTGAATCCTAAACCTGATGTTACAACTTCTGCCTGTTGTATCAATCCTTGGCCAATGGTAACATTTGCAAATGTATTTGCATTGACACCAGCTTTAACAAACCTGTTGTAATTGTTTGTATCTTCATCTATAGTATTGATCTGGAATGATTTGTTGTTATTGTTTGATTGTAATCTCTCTGAGGTAACACTAGATACTTTGAAATCATGTTCAATAGAATGCATTCTCATCTTCAAGTAGTTATTTGATGTGTTTGATTCTAATACTTTACCAACTGCAACTGTGTTTTCACTAGTGTTGGATGATGCTGTTATAGTGTTTATAGTTGCACCAGATAACAATCCAGTTATGTTTATAGTTGCATTGATTGTTGCATTATCACCAATCAATCTCTCAGCACCAGCTGTTGTATTTGATGTATACAATCCACCAACTACCATATGTGTTGTATTGGTAATTGATCTTATTTGCATGAATGTATTTGTACTACTATTGATAACTTGTTTGAGACCTTCACCAACAGAGAATTGATTAGCTGTGTTAGTTGAAAATGTTAATGTTCTTGTATCATGAGCAAAGTATTGACGATACATATCACCTACAGCAGGAGTGTCACCAGCTCTATTCAGATATGTTATCTCTAAGTCTTTTTGAAAGAAACTATCTACAAATCTATTTTGAGTCATCACTATAGGATCAGCAGTAAATGAATTACCACTACTAACAACTGTAAATGATGTCACCTCACCAAGTAGTTCACTAGTTTCAAATCTTAATGCTTTGTCAATAACATTATCAATACCAGCAGATGTATCTTTAGAGAACCCATAACCAGCAGCAGCAACATTACTATTTGAACCACTAATGATCATATCTAATGAAAGTACATTACCAGAGTTAGTAAACTCAATCATATCAGTGTAAACATTTGTGGCTACAGCATTACCAACTGCATTGATCAAAACATTTGCATTGAGTCCTGATCTATTTGCAACAATATCAGCAAATGTATTTGTTGATTCACCTTTGATAAACCCTTGAGGTTCTACTGGAAACACCATATTGTTGTCGGTTATTCCTATATTGTTTGCTCTCTTACCTATGAATCTACCTGTTGAATATACATTTGTAAATGTACCAAAGTCAGCGTTTACATCTGCATTGCCACCAAATTTTAGTTTAACAACACCATTATCTGTTGCAAATGATCCAGAGGTTTCATATATTAGCAACGTACCATTTGTTGCTCCTTCAGCAGCATCATTGATTGCTACATGTCCATTAGCTATAACACCGGCTGTAGAATTTATTCCTTGTACAAAACTTGAGGTGTTAGCTGTAGAAGCAAATATATTATCTTCAGATGTATATGTTACTTCAACTCTTGGAGCAAATACATTTTCAAATATTTGAAACGTGTTTGCTGGTGTAGTATTAGCACCAGCGTATGGGTTTGTAAAGGTATTGGATATGTTATTTACTTGTAGTATTGTGTTACTGACAATAACATTAGACAATGCATTATTAGAACTGTAACCAGATCCACCAACTTGTAATACTAATGCAGGAACTCCAGTACCATCAGCTGTTTCAGTAACTCTTATCTTACCAACAGTAGATGTGTTTGATTGTGACTTAACAATAAGTTCTTGACCAACAGAATAACTATTGCCACCATCTGTTATGTTAACAGCAGAAAGAGAACCATTTGTTCTTGCAAAGTGTACACCAGTTGGATCAAAAACTAACTCATCTCTTATAAATTCACCAACAAGATTCTCAAGGTAAACTATCTGTAATGCTTTTCCTTGTACGCTAGTATCAACAATAGAAGTAACAAAAGCTGTTGCTCCAGATAGTTGACCACTAATCTTATTTCCTAAGAATGCTTGTATAACTGTAGAGTCAGCAAAGATTTCAATATATCTTGGTGTAACAAATGTAGCATCAGATGCTTTAGCTAGATGTTCATTTGGAATATAAAGATCAGCACTCTTACCATATATCAACTTGAAGAATAACTCAAGAGCTCTCTTAGATCCTTTTGATCTATACAAGTCCAATATATGTTTAATGACATATGGAGCATCCACAGTCATTGTCATTGGAATACTAAACAGATATGTTTCTCTGAAGTGATTCAAGAACTCTGTTGTTGTTTGATCCACATCTAGTTGAGAAGCAAGATCTCTTGATTGACCTAATGGTTTGTCTGATTGCTCAAGGAATTCATAGTATGCTTTGACAAACAAAGTCATAAGATTCCCATCATCTTTATAGACGTCTGGGAACTGCTCTTGTATTAGAGGAGATATCTTATCCTGAATTGTGTTGAGCAATGACATACTATTCTCTTAATTCAATAACGGTCACGTTAGTTTCGTTTGTTCTAATCCTGATCACATCGTTTCGTTTTCCTTCGATGTCTTGATCTCTGGGTCTTGCAAATATTTTGAGTGTACCAGCTGACGCTCCAGATGAATAAGAATTTATGACCAAGTTAGATACTACAATCTGACCTAACTCATAGTCAACAGTACCAACATTTGAACTCAATACTTCTATACTTGATAAGTTAGCAGTGACAACTTGTAGTGCTCCAGCTCCATTGTCTCTTATTGATGCACCAGTAATATTTTGGAATACAAATGGTTCAGATTCAACAGATGGAGTAGAAAATGATACAAATTCACCTTGATCAACAGGCTCTACAGGGTTGTCTCTTTTGAATGGTTGATTGTATATTAATGTTTCATCAAATGCAACATTAGCAATTGGACTAATTAATTTCATCATTCTGACAGTAACATCACAACTTAGAATAGATGTTTTGGTTTCATTGATCTTTTCAATCAACTTACTCTTTCTGAATGTCTTAAAGAAGTCATCTAAGTTATCAGTATTGAATGTGTCAATTGTTGTCTCTACAGCTGTTTGAATAGTAGCTACATTATCGTCTGTTGCATTTCTATTGTACTTAACATCTGCATGTACGTCAATATTGATAAATGTAGGATCAACTATATCTGTTCTGATACCAATAGGTGTTTTATCTTTTAAGAAGTTAGTTATCTGTGTCTTCAATGTTGTTGGAAGAACATCAAATGAATCACTTCGTATTGCTAACTTAACAACACCCATTTGAGGAACAGGTTCATCTGCACCATCATATACATTCAAAGATGATATATCATTGAACTCATTAACAACTAATGTCTTATAGTCTTCTTTTGTAACAGCTCTCTCTTGAACAGCCAATGCTCTTGGTGCTGAAAATCTAATGTCGTCTAAGTTTTGAGAACCAGAACCTCCAGTTGCTCTTGTTACTAACGAAATAGCAGCGCTGTGGCCAGCGATACTATCAGCAGAAAAACTATTAGCTCCATTTGGTTCTTCTCCGTTGGATCTTCTGTAAGATATTTCCAATAAGTTATTATTAGAAGGTTGTCTACCAAATGTTCCATTACCAAGTACAACAGTATAACTACCATTTGTTGATGGCTCTACAAAGTATACATTACTTGTAGCAGTTAAACCAAACAATGAATTTGCTCTTGTATATTCACTATTGGTACTATCAGTATTAGATGTTCTTATCTTAACAGCAAGACTAGACACGTCAATATCTGAATTGTTTATATAGAATGAAGAAGTATTAGGTGATGTATTAGTAACTAAGAATGCTTCTTGAACAAGATCACCTTCATATATTGCAACATTAGAAGCAAGATAACTGTTGTTTGAATATACAATTATATCTGAGTTAGTCGAGAATGTATATGTATTGTCGCCAATAGTAGATGTTAATTTTGTAAGTCTTGGAATAGTAATCTGATGTGGATTACTAGATGGATTAACATTGATGTTAACATATGCAACTGCAGATCTATGTGATCTTGGAAGATAGTTTAGTGATTTAGATATTGAATAAACACTGTCTCTCAACTGTGCACTATCAAGAAACATCTCTGTTGCAACGTGATTAAGATAGATTCCATTGTAGTATGTGTTATATGCTAGCAGATCCATCAATACATTTAAGTTTGAACCTGTGAAGTCATAATCAGCAAAAACATCTTGGCCTTGCATGAACGTGATTAGGTTAGACTTAATTGTGCTAAAGTCCAAATTGGCGACCGAGAATTCTGTATTGGTCGTAGCCATTATCTAGTCCTTTCTAGGCCTAAAGTAAAAGTAACTGGGTCTTCAATATTTATAATACCAAAAGTAATTGTTATTCTAGCCTCATTCTTGTCATTTATAAACTCAAGCTCTGTTGCTAATAACTCAGCTCTTGGCTCAAAGTTAATTATTGTTTCATTGATATATGCTTGTACTTGCATTTGTGTAAATGGAGTAGCATTTTCAAACAACAATGCTCTCAATCCACCACCAACATTAGGTTGAAAAACTCTTTCAAGTTTATCTGTTAACAATAAATTTCTTACAGATTGCTTTACTGCTTCAGCATTAATCTTCTTATTGAGTTGACCTGTGACAGCATTCCTTGAAAAGTCAGTAAAGAAGTCTGAATATACAGTAGTCGTTGCAGCTCTATTTTGTGTTACTACTGCTACTTTACTCACTCTGCGCCCTCCTCAGGATCCACAAAAGGCTCTGGTTTTTGCCCTGGTGGTAGTTCTTTACCCAATTGAGTAAAGAAGTTTTTAAAGTTACTATCCAACACTTTCAAGTTTGCTTCCACTCCAG